CAGACCAGAAATCCTATCGCACCTAGCTCCGCTAACCACAAACTTAGATAACTCTGGGTTGTTCATCACTTCGATAGTCATCTCTGCTGCTCGATCGTTGCACTGACCGATGGTCTCATACGGTCCACGCATGTCCTCGAACACTTTGCAGCTTGATGTGTCAACAATCAGACACACTAATATCATTGCTTCAAACATTATCTTTCACCTTACCTAAAGTCCTAAATAAAAGTATATCTATATCCACAACAGTTTCTACGTCTGCGGGATCATTGCGGTCATATCTTCCGCCCTGTCTCTCAGGATAGTCTTTGTTTAAAGGCACATAGCCTAATTCATCTGCCCATTTAACCACCAAGATTGTGTTTAATCCGGTGGATTTATTGATCTGTTTCGCAGAGTCAATCTTTTTCTTAGATATCATGTATGTGGAATATTTATTTTTTTTATTTGTTCTATTTTTTATTTCAACAAATCCGACAGCTTCACCTTTTCTTATGCTCACAAAATCAACGGAGGATGTCTTTGGCATCTTGAAAAGATTACAGTTCCAAAATTGCGACAAAGCTGTCGCAATTTTACTTTCTTCAAATAAATCTTTTTGCGATTCATATAAAGGTCTCATTCTACTTCCCCCCAGTTATCTACCAAAGCCATGTCAACTTCAAATGGTACGTTAAGTTTCGGGATACAATTTTCCATAATATCAACTATCCTATCTGCCTGCTCTTTAGATTCGATGCTAAAGCAAAGCTCATCATGTACGGTTAACATAGGAAGCAGGCCCTCCTTATAACAGTCCACCATCGCTTTCTTTGTCTGGTCGGCACTCGAACCTTGGATCAGTTTGTTCAGCGCCTTGTATGTAAAGGCACGACGTATCATACCCTTGCCGCCATACTCCTTGGCAGCTTCCTCGAGCTTCATAGCTTTGTTATAGCCAAAAGACTTAGGCTCCCACATATCAAACCTGCACTTGCGACCAAGCCATGTTCGGATAGCACCGTTGGTAGCTGCTGTCCCGGCTGCTAGATCTGCAATACCTTTCACAAAAGGCACCCTTTCATGGTACTTTTCAAGCAATGTCTTGGCTTCATCTTCCTCGATGTCCATTACACCAGCCAGCTTCTTGCGCCCCATACCGTACATAATACCAAGGTTTACAGTCTTGGCCTCCTTACGGGTTATGTCGGCAAGATCTGCCACCATCTGGTGGAAGTCAGCGTTGCCCTCTTTATACATTTCAACTACAGTATCAATTTGAGGGTGACGATTTACTCCGGTCAATTGAGCGCAGTAATGCGCTAACCATCGAGGCTCCTGAGAAGCGTAGTCAAAGCTACCCCACTTTGTCCCTTCTTCTGGCAAGAACAGCCCACGGATCAATGACTTGATCTCTTGATCTCTCGCCGGGATTTGCTGTAGGTTGGGGTTGCTCGAAGAAAATCGCCCGGTTACCGTGCCACCTTCATCAGAACGAAGAGGATTAAAGTCACAATGAATGCGCCCTTTACACGAATGTTCAAGGATTGTCTCAACAAAGGTAGTGTTTGCCTTGTTAAATTCACGCAATTTCACAATTTTCTGTGCAATTGGGTGCGTGTGGTTCACAAGAAATTGTTTTGTAAAGGAGGGAGCATTCGTATTCTTTGTCCTTTTATACGAGATCCCAAGAGAGTCGAACGCTCGTGCTATAGATGCAGCTTCCCAAGGGGAGACAGCGACCCCGGTCTCTTCCTTTATTTGTTTAAGTAAAATATCCTCTCGTTTCTTTAGATCTTTCTTGACTAACTCAGCTTTGTCTATGTCAACCCGAACGCCCTTTGTCTTCATGTCTAGCAGGCACGGCAGGAGACTGGACTCTAGCTCAAAGATGCTGCTGACTTCATCCTTAATGATCTCAGGGCGAAGCCTGTCCCAAAGACGTAGGGTCACCGCAGCATCCTGTTCGGCGTAGCTGCCCACAAACTTTGACGGCAATCTCCACATCCCGCTTTTGGGATCGACATGATACATCGCAGCCGCAGCCTTTAGCATCTTCTCGTTCTTGTACTCTCCAAGGTACTCGCCCGTCAGAGAGTTAAGATTGTAAAACCTACGGTTCTCGTTAAGTATGGGAGCCGCTATCATGGTGTCGATTATCGGACCTTGGACCTCGATCCCTGCCCAGCGCATCCAACCAAGGTCATACATAGCGTTATGCATAACCTTTTCTATGTTGGGTGTTGCCATTTGTTTCTTGAGCCAGTTGACTACAGATTTCTCTGGTAGGTTTCCATCCTCATGGCGCACCGGATAGTAGCCAACGAAGTCACCAGCCGCCACAGCGTAGCCGATAACGTAGCCATCATCCCTACACCACCCCGGCCCTAACGTAGTTAGGTTCGGGTCTCTGGTTTCCAAGTCAATAGCTATCCGCTCACAGTTTGTAAGATCAGGGAACGAAGACGGCGGAGCCCACTCATCATCCCCGAACCCAAGCGCAGCTTCTTTTACATCTATGTCAAGAAGATTGATCTGGTTATCATTCATTTACTCGCTCCAAAGCGTCTACAGGGTTTTGTGTCCAAACAAATATAGGCGTTCCTTTGCCTACATAAGCACCTGATACGTTAAACGAAAAGTATTCCACCGCCTCCTCATGCGTCATGTCGTGTTCTTCTACAAGGATCTCGATACATTTGGCAGCGTCATACGCCAACACGTTATCATCCCCGCATCTCTCAGCTATACCAAGTATAGCTCTATCAAATCCGTCAGCAATCATCGCAGTCATTTACAATTTCTCCTCCTAGCGCGGCATAACCTATGATATCTACCCATGAGTCATCCTTTGTTGCGTCTTCAGCCAGTCTTGCTAACTTCAATCCGATCATACAAGCGACCACCTGCTCTGGTGTTATGCACCTGCCTAAGATCACGCTCCATATGGTTGCTATACGCTCATGGTTAAACTTAGCTGGCCCATACTCCTTGGCCCTCGGACCGTTGATTAGCTCTTCAGCTTTATTAAGAAAGTCTTCGCGTGTTTTCATAGCGGAAATCCATAGTGTGATTGTGATTCTATAAGGTGTAGTGATTTTCGAGCACGGGTCAGGCCGACGTAAAACGTCCGAACTTCGGAGTCCTGATCGAGGCTTTCAGCGCATGCTCTGGATGAATCTAATAATAGCGCGACGTTATCCGCCTCGCCACCTTTTGCTTTGTGAATCGTCGATATCTTGATCCTCGGGGTCCCCGTCAAAATAGACTCGCCCATACGACGTACTGATGTAATGTATATTCTCTCTGTCTCGCTCACCCGCAGCACTTCGTACCACGGTGTCTCCTTCGTTGCTAATAGGGAGCACTGGTTCTGAATGTCGGTTAGCCTGTAGGTTTGTTCGGGGTCTAAGTTTGCGAGGACTTTCTTGCCAGCCTTTGTAATTATGGTTGGCGTTAGTAAGGTGGACAGCTTCTTCAACTCTTGTGCAGACAGTTCCTGATCCTTGCATAGTTTTAACCATACCTCGATACCTGTTAATACATTTGGAGAGATGGACCAACCGGAACCTTCACGCCAGTACAGGAACCCTTGTTCTTTAAGGTCATTTGCGATTCTGTTGGCGATGTAATTGGTACGAGCAAGGATTAGCCACTCACCAGTTGTTATGTCCACATCCATGATATCACGATGCCAGACTATACTTCCAGTTTCTTTAGTGCTTGACCATGTTTTTTCTTGCCTCGTTCGCAGGCGTTTAACTAAGTTATCTGCTTCTTTATGTATAGCTATGGGAAGACGATATGATTTGTTTAATACTATCTTATTGTCGCATGCCCCCAAGAAATCTCTTACGTTCACACCCATCCAAGAATAGATGCACTGATCATCATCGCCAGCGTAGTATATGCGCTTGGCATTGGGCTTCATTACTTCATGCACCATACGCCACTGAAGAGGGACAAGATCCTGTGCTTCGTCAACAATTAAGACATCGAGCAGCGGACACTCGCCCTGCTCGATAAAGTTCTCGATCATGTCTACAAAGTCTACCTTGCCTGTCTTTCTTTTGTAGTCATTCAATACTTGGTTAACCAACTTTAGTTGCTGGTAATGTAGCCTGCGGTCAGCAGTCTCATTAAATTGATCCTCAACGCTAATCCCTTTAACCCTCGCCATCTGGATGATGGACATGTACGCATCACCACTTTTCCCGGGAGAGAATAAAAGGCCATCTGCCATAGTCACTGAGGAATTAGAACTAAATTCAAGGCCAAGTAGCTTTCCTAACTCTGAGTAGTCTTTACCACTTAACACTTGTTTTGTAGTAAGCCCCAACACCTGAAACGCAAAGCTATGTAGTGTGCGAAACCAGACCATCTGGGTTACATCCATGTTCAGCTTTGACGCTGCCCTCTCTCGAGCTTCTTCTGCCGCCTTACGACTGAACGAAACAAATGCTATCGACTCTGGTCTAGTGCCACTGTCCAGTTCCTGTTGTACGATCTCAATCAACCGCGTTGTCTTGCCCGTGCCCGGGGGTCCGAAGATAGTTGTTTCCATTAGAACGGCACCTCATCACCTTGGACCTCGATACTCGGAACTTGGACCTCTCTATTAAAC